CTCAACTTGCCAAACTGCTGGCTACTGAAGACCTTGTGGTTGAGAATAGGAATGTAGAGACTGCCTCTTTCAATGTTGATACTAGGGTTCTGACTCTTCCTATGTGGAAGCGTGCTTCTAGTATTGTGTATGATATGTTGGTTGGGCACGAAGTAGGTCACGCTCTCTATACTCCAAATGAGGATTGGGAAAAGAAAGTGAAGATTCCTATGTCCTTTGTCAATGTGGTGGAGGATGTTCGTATTGAGAAGTTGATGAAGCGCAAGTATGCTGGCATTTCCAAGAGCTTCTATGGTGGTTATAAAGAGTTGAGTGAGCAAGATTTCTTTTGTCTTGAGGGTGAAGATATTTCCAATATGAGTCTTGCTGACAGAATTAACTTGCACTTCAAGATTGGAAACTTTACTATTATTCCTTTTTCTGAAAAGGAGAAGGATATTGTTGATATGGTTGGTTGCACAGAAACTTTTGCAGATGTTCTTATTGCTGCAGAAGCACTTTATGATTTCTGTAAGGAAGAACTGAATAAAGAGGAAGAAGAAAAACCAAGCAATCAAAGTAAATCTGGTGGTGGCAGCAGCAATGCTCCATCTGGGTCCAGTGGTGAAGATGGTGAAGAGGAAACTTCTAGTGAGAGTGGAACTCAATCACAAAAGGTTGAGCAGGAACCTGAGGTGACTACTGATGAAATGTTCAGTGAGAATGTAAAAAATCTCAATGGTAACTTAGATGGTTATGAGAATCGCTATTGTCAGGTTCCCGATATTGACCTTGATATTCACCTCATCCCTACTGCCCAACTACATCAAGGCATAGAGATGCACTGGGTAAAAGAAGAAACTCCTTTTTACTATGAAACTGCTGCTGGTAAGACAGTAGAGGTTCGTGGTGACTTTAGTATTGCTGATAATGCATACAATGAGTTTAAGAAGAATGCCAGTAAAGAGGTTAATTATCTGGTCAAGGAGTTTGAATGTAAGAAGTCTGCAGATGCCTATGCACGTGCCTCTGTAAGCAAGACTGGAACTTTGGATTGCTCCAAACTCCACACCTACAAATACAATGAAGACATTTTCAAGAAGATCACTATTGTTCCTGATGGAAAGAGTCACGGTTTGATTTTTGTTCTTGACTGGTCTGGTTCAATGGCAGAGTACCTTCTTGATACTGCCAAGCAACTTTATAACCTTATTTGGTTTTGTAAGAAAGTTGGCATTCCTTTTGATGTCTATGCTTTTACTCATTCTTATCTGAAAGAGGATATGGATGTGAAGAAGGTTGAGAATGATTTTGTGGTTGACAAAGACTTTTCTTTGATGCATCTCTTCAGCAGTAAGGTTTCAAAGAAAGACTTTGAGAAGCATCTTCTGAATATTTGGAGGATTGTATATACTTTTAATAACTATGTGAACTACCATATTCCATCTTCTCTACAACTCTCTGGAACTCCCCTTAATGAATCTTTAATCTGCCTCTACAAACTTATTCCAGCATTCAAAAAGCAAAACAACCTACAGAAAGTCCAGTGTGTGATTCTTACTGATGGAGAAGCAGCTCCCCTGTCTTCTTACAAGTATTACAAGAACTATTACACTGGAGAGGATGAACTTGGTTGCAGAGGTTTGGGTGCCAACTCTTATCTTCGCAATCGCAAGACTGGTTGTGTTACATATCTTGGATTTGAGTATTGGAAGTTTACTGAGGGTCTTCTGAAAGATTTGAAAGGCACTTTCCCAGACACAAACTTCATTGGAATTCGCTTGGTGTCAAGCAGGGACTTTAGTTACTTCATTCGTAAGTATGATAATATTTCTGATGATGTACTGAAAAAGTCTAAGAAGGAAAAGTCTTATTTCATTAAGAACTCTGGTTATGATTCTTATTTTGCTCTGATGGAAAATTCTTTGTCCAATGACACAGAGTTTGAGGTTGAGGATGATGCATCCAAAGCAAAAATCAAGTCTGCATTTGCTAAATCTTTGAAGGCAAAGTCACTAAATAAAAAAGTGCTAGGTCATTTCATTGATTTGGTCTCCTGACCAATTCTGAAACTGTCTAAGGGGGGTCTACGGCACCCCCTTTTGTTGTATAATTAATCTGTTGAACCAACAACTCACATCTGATTATGGCACTGTCCACTGAATATGTTGTCTCTTCACTCCAGGCACTTTATGGAGATGTAGTCACTTCTGGTGACGTTCGTGCCTGGTGTGCTATGAATGACAGCAACTATCAAACTGTGACCCGTAAGATTGACAAATATAAAACTGGTCGCGGTAAATGGAATCTGACTGTTCAAGAAGCACAAACTCAACTGGAAAAAACCTATCAAGCGCCTGCTGCTTTGCCTGCTATTGAGCAAAACCTTATCCCAGAGAAAGATGATACCTTCGTCAAGTTTGGTAATTATGGGGACATTCGCAAAATTATTCAGTCCCGTCTTTTCTACCCTACTTTTATTACTGGACTATCTGGTAATGGCAAAACGTTCTGTGTTGAACAAGCTTGTGCTGCTCTAAATAGGGAGTTGATTCGGGTCAATATTACCATTGAGACTGACGAGGATGATCTTATTGGTGGGTTTCGTCTTGTTAATGGCGAAACTGTCTGGCACAATGGACCCGTCGTGGAGGCTCTTCAACGTGGAGCAGTGCTGCTTTTAGATGAGGTTGATCTTGCTTCCAATAAAATCCTTTGCCTGCAATCCATCCTGGAAGGAAAGGGAGTCTTCCTGAAGAAGACTGGTGAGTTTGTAAAACCTGTTGCTGGATTCAATGTAATTGCAACTGCCAATACCAAAGGTAAGGGTTCTGATGATGGACGTTTCATTGGCACCAATGTTCTGAATGAGGCATTCCTTGAACGCTTCTGTGTGACCTTTGAGCAAGAGTATCCCCCTGTCGTTTCTGAGCAAAGGATTCTCCAGAATGTTGCAAAGGCAGTTGATGTATCTGATGCTTCTTTCTGTAAGCACCTCTGCGACTGGGCAGATATCATTCGCAAGACCTTCTATGATGGTGGCATTGATGAAGTAATCAGCACTCGTCGTCTGGTTCACATCATTCGTGCCTACAGCATCTTTGGAGATAAGGAAAAAGCAATCCAAGTTTGCATCAATCGCTTTGATGATGAAACCAAAACATCTTTCCTTGAACTTTATGACAAGGTAGATGCTGACTTTGAATACACTGCTACTGGAGAAAAATGGCCACTTGACTGACTAAGTTGCTTTTGATAGAATAACTGTATGGTCTTTATTCTATGATTGATTGAGTATGTCTGATCGTCTATCACCTGAGGGGTTTGAATGGGCACCCCTCCCAACAAAAGAATATCTAGATTCCATGTATCCAGATATTCCAGATGACACTCAAGAACCTATTGTTTTGAATGAATTTAATTTGAATATGAGCAATCAAAATGGTTTCTGGAAGTATGAAGAGGACCTAACTCTGAAAGAGATTCAGGACTATCTGACAGGTACTTATAAAGCACACTACACTTCTCAGGAATCAAAGACTCAGACTCTTGATCTGATTGAAAGTATTGGAGATGCAGAACCATTCTGTCGCTCCAATGCAATCAAATACCTTTCTCGCTTTGGTAAGAAGAATGGCAAATCCAAACTTGACATTCTGAAAGCAATCCACTACTGTGTATTGCTCTACCACTTCTCTGGACTTCACAAATCTTCTACTGATAATTATGAAACTTTCTGATAAAACTGTTAACATCCTGAAGAACTTCTCTTCCATCAACCAGTCCATCCTTTTCAAAGAGGGCAAGAAACTTCGCACTATCAGTGTGATGAAGAACATCTTGGCAGAAGCAACTGTAGAAGAAGAGTTTCCCAAAGACTTTGGTATCTATGATCTGAACCAATTTCTGAATGGTCTTGGTCTACATCACAGTCCTGACCTTGACTTTGACAATGAAAGTTATGTTGTCATCAAAGAAGGTCGTATGCGTTCTAAGTACTTCTTTGCTGATCAAAATGTAATTGTCACCCCACCTGATAAAGACATTTCTCTTCCCAGTGAAGATGTATGCTTTGAACTGGATACTAATCAACTTGATAAGTTGATGAAAGCAGCAGCAGTGTATCAACTGCCTGATATCTCTGCTATTGGTGAGAATGGTGTTGTTAAACTTGTTGTTCGTGACAAGAAGAATGATACCTCTAATGATTTCTCTATTGTTGTTGGTGAGACCAATTCAGAGTTTACCTTCAACTTCAAGGTAGAGAATATCAAGATTATTCCTGGAACCTATGAGGTTGTGGTCTCTCAGAAACTGCTTGCTAGCTTCAGCAACAAAGGTCTTGATCTGACCTACTGGATTGCTCTGGAACCTGATTCTACTTTTGGTTGATGAGACACATCCTTTTTACACTGAAAGGTTGCTCTGAAAATCTACTTGATGATGAAGCACACATTCGCAATGTTCTTGTTCATGCAGCACAAGTCTGTAAAAGCACATTGCTGAATGTCTCATCTTACAAGTTTGATCC